CTGTGCCGCGTTTTCCTGGTCCAGACGTGCGTTGAACTGGGCGGTGGCGTTGTCCACCGAGGCCGCCGTGTCCGCAGCGTTCTTCTGCTCAATGGCACCATAGGCGGTGAGCCCGATGGACACCGCCGCGGTAACTCCCAATCCTATGGCTATTCCGCTCATTCGAAAAGCTCCCTTTCAATCTCGGCTATGTCCGTCTTATCGGTGGCGTGGTAGGTTGCCCAGACAACGCGGCAGAGCGCCTTGACGGCGCGCCTGGTTCCCACCTTTGTCACGCCCTGATAGGGGGACTGGACGACCTCCCAGCCCGCCTGCGGGCTCCAGATGACGGCGACCCCGGAGAGGATGCAGAACTGATGCTCCGTCCTGTGGATCTTGGACACGCAGGACTCCCCCGCCTCCAGCACCACGGTCCGGCAGTAAAGGCCCGGGGTTAACCGGTGGAACGTAGGAAACTCCCCGGCCAGCTTCCGGTTCGGGCTTTCGTCCATGATGCGCTCCAGCTCGTTCAGGGGCCTGCACGACCGCGCCATGTCGATCTCCGCCGTGTGATTTATGGTCTGTATCACGGTCTTAGCTGATAGACGGTTGCGATATTAGGGCAAGCACGGTCAGCGGCAAGGCATCATTGCCCTGCACGATGATGATCGGATCGTGGTCGGGAGACGGCATGAGCTGCGGCGGCACCTTCTTGTCGGTAGGCACCGTGACCATGACCGGCACCGCAAACGGGTTTGAACTGCTGGGCGTGTAGTTGATCGGAACCGGAGGCATGTAGACCGGGTTTGGAATCGCCTGCCAGTCGGTGGGATTGGCGCTCGGGTCCGTAGCGGATGAGTTCTGGACGATGCACTGGTAGGCGTTGTTGTCCACCGGACTCGTCACGTTCACACCCACCGAGTATCCGTTTCCGGAAATCCAAAGCGGATACAGGCTGGTCCCGTTCGAGAGCGACCCGCCCACCGAGTTCCACACGCGGATGTAAAACTCGCCGTCGAACTGCTTCACCTTGCCCTGCACATTGCCCGCCTCGGGGTCGGCGTCTATCCTCATGGGCTGCGCGGCGTAGGAGATGGGTAGCCCGATCTGCACGGTCTGCACGGTCGTTGGCACGGACGACGGAAGCGTCACCTGCCCTCCCGACACAAGAAGAGGTCCGAAGGCGCTTCCGTCCGCAAGCCCGACGACGTAGCGTCCGTTCAGGTTGGAAAGCCCGCTGATCGTCAGACTTCCGGGGGCCGTGACGGTCATCCCGCAGTCCACATAGTAGGCGTCCGGAAGATAGGGGGCCGGCGCATTGGGGGCCCCGTTGAACGTCTCCTCCCAGTTGTTCGGATTCACGCGCTCGATGAACCGGGTCTGCACGCCCCCGATCAGACGGTTCGCCACCACCCACACCTCGTCATCGTCCAGCCCCTTGCCGGGAATGATCGACAGAGACTCAAATCCGTTGTCGGGAGCGATCACGTATCCGTTCGCATCCACCTGCCCGCAGCCCGTGTCCCTTCGCTGCCATCCCGTGATCTCCTTGTTGAGCTCGTAGGTCATGCCGCACATCGTACCCTGCTGCGTCACGACCCAGACAAGCGACTGCTTGCGCCACCGAGCCTGATAGGCGATCTGCACGATTCCCGACGAGAAGAGGTGGTCCGAGAGTTCGGTCAGGTCCGTCGTCATGTACTTGTCCGTGTAGAGGCTGAAGAGCATCTGGCGGATGGAGGTGGCCTGGCGCTGCGCGAACATGAGGACCTCGCCCACCACGGAGGGACACACGCCCTCCGCGCTTCCCCACGACGAGCTTTCCACGGCGTTGACGCTTGTGGGGGTGACGGCTGCGCCGCTCGACTGACCCGTCGAGTTGGTGGACCCGGAGTTGACGATCCACTCCGCCCCGCTGAAAAGCACAAACAGGTCCAGCTGCGCCGCAAGGCTCTGGATGGGCCCCCGGGACGCCGCGTTCAGGTCGAAGGCGAAGGAATCGGTGGCAAGCGACTGGTCGCCAAGGTTGAAGTTCTCAAGATCGTTCGTGACCGTGCCCCAGATGCGCTGCGGTTGGAACCCGCTCCCCCCGTAGACCATGCGCTGCTGGAAGGACGCGACGGCGGCTGGAAACCCCCGGTAGTTCGACCACGCGGCCTCGCTCCAGTAGGTCGTGGCCGTGGTGTTGAGGAGCGGGGAGATAACCTGCGCGGTTGCACCGTAGGGACCCGTGATCGAGTTGATCTGAACGAGGCCGTAGATGATGGCGTTGTCCACCGTGAGGACGACGCGCGGATTGGTGGCGCCGGCGGCCGACGCCGAGGCCGTTCCTGTGCCTGTCCCCACTCCGGTCGCCACAAAGTTAAGACCCAGGGTGTTGGCCGTGGCGCCTATCAGGGTGAAGTCCGTGCTTCCGATCGTGACAATCGTGTACGTCTGCCCCACGACAAAGTTTCCCGCCACGGCGACAACGCCCGTTATCGGCGTCGAATTGTAGATCACGAACCGGTACAGGGTCAGGATGGACGCATTATCCGGAACGTCGTAGTTGGCGTCGGAACGGCTGGTGAGCACCTGCACCGTATTCCACGTGCGACCCTGGTCCACCGACGACTGGATAGATATGTTGCTCGACCACATCCCGTAAGTGTGGACCTCCCATCCCCCCAGAACCTGGATCATGCCGCTGGTCCCGTCAACGAACCCGGTTCCCGCCACGCCGTCGTATTCGAGGTAGGCCGCGTTGTTCACCGTGCCGATCTGCCACACGCCACCCTCCTGACCCTCGTTGAAGATCGTGGCCACGACCCAGTATCCGGCCTCAAGGTCCGTTGCGAACGCGGCCGATGATATGTTGGGCTCGACGCAGTTGTAGATGATCCCTCCGTTCGTCACGGCGTCTCCTATCGTGTACGTCTGGGCCGACGACCATGCCGGGGCGGTGGCCGTCAGCGTTATGTTTATTCCTGCAATCGCGCTTGGCGTCAGCGTTATGTCGGTTGCGTTCTGGTCGAGGAGAGCCGGGGTTATGAAGTTGACCGGCTCAAATATCCAGTCCGTGTCCGAATACCGCGTCAGCTTGCAGGGCGCGTAGTCCGGGTGCGTGATGTAGACCACGTCGTTGATCTGCTTGAATTGCAGGAAACGGATGTCCACGTCGAAGATGCTGCCGGGCTGGGGGCCCAGGGTGCCCGCGTCGGCGTTGTACGGAGTGCTCGGGATCTCAAGGATGGTCTGCTGTGTCCAGTTCAGGGGATTGAGGCTGGGGTCTGTTGCGAACGCGGCCGCCGTAAGGGAAACGTAGATGAGGCCGTTGGCGGGGGAGGTGACATAGTTTCCCGGGTAGTAGTACTGGAGCGATACCCAGAGAGGAGCCGAGGACACCTGGACCTGAAGGCCGTTCGAATAGAACCGGATGTAATGGTGGCCGAACTCGAGCGTGAAGGTCGTGTCCGGCGAAAACACAAAATCCTTCACAATCGCCGTGTAGTTGTGACCGGGCAGCGTGGAGGCGAGCTTCGTGGGGGCAATGTACTGCGTGCCGGGGGATCGCGTGAACCCGCCCGTCTTGTAGGACACGACGTTGCGGGATTTCCGCATCGCCTTGCGGTAGAACGGCGCGTCCACCCGCGCGTCCACCTTGGGGCTTACCTCTCCCCCCGTGAAGTCAAAGAGGCTGTTGAGCGTCTTGGCCATGGGTCATCGGGCCACGCCGCTCCCGTCACCCCACCAGTAGCGCGAGCGCAGGATCCGGCTTGAGCGAAGCGGGCTGAAGCGACGCGGCATCGCCTCGCCTCCGTTTTTGGCCCGGGCCTTGGAAAGAGCACGCTCGTAGAGGCTCAGCATCTCCCCCTCCAGCTTGCCCCCGTCCTGGCGCAGGGACGTTGCGATCATGGACGCCAGAAGGAAGGTCAGGCAGTGGGTGAACATGCTGTCGAACTGCGTTGTGTCGGGCTGGTTCTTCACGTACTGGATGACCGCGATCGGGCTGTTGCAGAAGATGGAGGTTCCCATGATCTCGTAGAGGTCCCCGCCGCCCCCCCCACCGTCGAAGTCCCAGCAGATGTTGCCGTTCAGGATCCCTAGAAGTTGGAAATCGTCCGGAAGCGCGTACTCGAACGCCCATCCGCTCGGGTACTGGCTCCCGCAGTTCCATGAGTCGAGGCACAGGTCGGAAACATTCTCGTTCCATTGCTGGTCGGTCTGGGCGAGGAAGCCGCTCGTCAGGTCGTTAAGGAAGTTGTTCGAGGAGGTGTACGTCACGAGGACCTGGTAGTAGTAGTTCCCGTAGTAGACATAGGCGTTGGCCGCATAGGGCGTGAACTCGGCCCACGGCGTCCCGAAACTCGGGTTGTTCCCGTTCGGGTTCCAGATCATCAGGTTTCCGGTGGTGAGGTCGTTGGCAAAGGTGGCCCCGGACGTGTACGCGTTGATGACCTGATAGTAGTTCCCGCCGTAGGAAATGTAGACGCCCAGGGAATAGAATGTGAAGGCGGTCCACGGGGTCGAGGTGGGGGGTGTGGCCGACCCCCCCGTCACAATGGGCGTCTGGGGGATCTGGGTCAGCTGCTCCGTGGTCAGAAGGCAGTTCCACCTCCCCGCCCTCGACGTGCTCAGGTACGCGAGGTTGAAGTTGGAGTTGCACGCCCGGCTCGATCGGTTCGTCAGGTCGGCAAGGGAGTTGATGCTCTCGGCTCCGATCTTCGAAAGGGCGATGTTCGCCACATCCACGGGTGAAAGGCTTGTCGGCATGGGAAAGAAAAGGCCCCCCTAACCGCCTGCGCGCCACACGCAGACTGCCAAGGGGGCCATGTTGGAATGAGGTCTGTTCTTAGGCAGGCCCCAAGGTTAGTTCAGGCTGTTGGTCGGGATGCGGAACACGCTGATCGTGTTGGCGACGATCGTGTTCGCCGTCAGGATGACCGCCTGCAGCCAGCAGTCATGCTGGATGATGTACGGCTGGCCGAACAGCTGGCTTGTCGAGTAGCCCACCTGGGCCTGACCCGGAAGAACGGCCTGCGGGCAGTTGGCCGGGACGCCGCCGTAAAGCTGCGTTCCCGACGCAAACAGCACGTTGCCGCTTGCCGCATGGATGTCGATCGACGCCGAGTACCGGACCTGGTTCGCGATCCAGTGGGTCGCGTCCGAGTGCGGCGCCGTCGGGCCCGTCACCGCGAGGATGCAGGTGTAGGTCTGGTTGGAGGGCGTGCTGGCCGCGTCGAGGACGACGTTGCCCGCCACGTAGGCCGTGCCGCTCACCCAGACCGGCGCCTGGAGGCTGTTCAGCGTGCCGAGCGCCCCAGAGGCCGCGCCCGGGTTCACGATCGGGAGCGCCGAAAGTAGCCCCAGGTCGTTGTCGCCGATCGCCACGGTGAGCGTGGTGGCCGGCGCGGTCGTGCCGCTGCCCACACGGCCGGCCGGACTGACCAGCATGCCCTCGCGCGCGATGGCGATGTTGATGATGTCGCCCGCCGCCTCGGAGCCCGTCCACACGTAGGTCGCCGTGACCTCCGGGGGACCCTCGAAGTTCGGGTTGTTCTGCTCGGGTCCGCCGTCCGGATTCGGCAGGTTCTGGACGCCGATCTGACCGGGAAGGTTGTTGCCCTGGATTTGGTTGTTCGCAACGTCTGTGTACCAGATAGCCATTTTTGTTTGTCCTTTTTAGTGAATTGTTTCTGTGCTTCTGGGTTGGATCAGACGCTCTCGTCGTTGTTGATCTGGACGACCGCCTCGTCCTGCGTGCGCGTCGCGTCCCTCATCATGCAGGTGTAGACCTGCACGGCGTTGGACTGCTGCGGCAGCCGGTCGATGGTTGACATGACCTCCGCGCCGAGCCCCACCATGAGGCCCATCTTCTGCCACGCGAAGCAGGACCGGATGGTCGTGCTTCCCGAGGTGAAGGGCACGAGCTGCGTCATCTTGAACGTGAAGCCCATGAAGGCCCTGATGTCGCCGTCCACCAGTGCGCGCACGTCGTTGTAGAGGATCGAGTCCACCTGATCGACGTTCGTCAGCAGGTTGTTGAGCTGCTTCGCCGTGTAGGCGAAGAAACGCTCGCGCCTCTCGATTTCGTTCTGGTCGAGCAGGAAGGCCGCCTGCGTCAGCTTGGCGAGCTGAAAACCGGAATTGCTCGACGCCGAACCGAACTGGACTCCTATCACCTGGCCCGTGCCGGCCGGTCCCCCGGTCGTCGGGAGAACCTGCGTCGTGGTGCCCTTGGGCCCGATGAACCGCGTGCCCCCAAGGGCCGCGAGATTGATGAGATCCTTCTGGCGGTTGGCCGCGATCGCATGGTTTCGGGAAACCATGCTGGACGGGTCCCCGAGCTTGCCAAGCGTGACGTGGTCGAACTGGTCGATCCATGTCGTCTTGTCGAAGCCGCGCGGCGTGACCCACCAGAACTGGTTCGGGATGTCGCTGGGCTCGGTCTTCTGGGCGCGACCCGTGATCTGTCGCATCGCGTAGGTCTGCGCGCCGTCGATGTCCCCGCGGTGCCTCTCGCCCTCGACGGTGATCTCGTCGTAGGTGCCCGCGAGGCGCTCGTTGAGTTGCTGGGCCTGGTTCCTGCGCCAGTACGAGTCAAACGCGAGTTGACTGTGGGCGGGGAAGATTGGACTGATTGAACCTGCCATGGGAATGGAGTGTTGAAACGAAAGTTGCCGGTTTCGTTCTCATCTCGGGAGTCCCGTGGCGAAGGGCCTCGAATCGAACTTGGTTGTTCGAGTCCCGTTCAGGCGCCGCTAGGCGGCGGAAACTACGTGGCCTCTGACCTTGGCAAATACCTCTTGCCCCGAACCGTCAAGCACTATTTCAGCAGCCCGACCATGACCGTGTTTCCCCGGGCCGCGAAAAACTCCCTGGCCAAATCCCTGTTGTACTGGTTCAGGGGTTCGTGGCGGTCCTCCTGCCACGGGCTGAAATGCTCCTTGTGCCAGCATACGTTGGGCGTGTGGGCCTTGGAGGTTTTCCACGGGTCCGCGCAGCTTACCTGGTCCAGCGCGCGCCCGTCCGCCCATTCCTCCGCCAAAACGGCGAACACGCTGTCCCACGCCTCGCGGGCTATCAGCATGTCGGGCATCCTGTCCCGGTGGAGAGACCACCATGAAGGCGACATGGCCACCATGTCTATGCCGCCCGGCTGCTTAAGGTTCGTGAGATCCTTGTAGAGTCTGCCGGGAACGGGTTCCAGGACATGGTGGCCAAGGCACGTGACACCGTTGCCGCGCGCAACGCCCGCGACCGTGCGCTCGAAGGCGTGCGTCGTCAATCCGCAATCCGCGTTCACATAGGCCACGATGTCCTCGGGCAGCGCCATGCGGCACCCGGCGTCGAGGAGGTCCCTTATCTTGGGAAGCCCCTCGGAAACGACCGGGCAGTCGATGAAGCAGGAGCTGGCAAAGTGCCACCGCCACGATTCCTGCGCGATCCCCTGCTTCTCGCGCGTCTCGGCATCCTTCGGCTCGTAGACCGAATGCACGAGGATGATCCTCGGGGTTGGCTCCGGCGGCCTGCAGAGTCCCTGGTCGCGAGCGAGATCGTAGCCCGTGACCATGATGTTGTGCGCCTGATGCGCCTGAAGATGAACGGTTCCGCTTCCCTCCCAGTGGCCGTAGTACGAAAGCACGCGGTCAAGGTGCAGCCACCTCTTGAACGCCTGGCAGTGGCGCATGTAGACGAGGATCTCCGTTCCCAGCAGCATTCCAGGCCGGTACAGCGAGCCGTTCGTGAGCAGCGTCTCACCCGCCTCCTTGCACGCACGTATGAGTATCGTGCGGTTGAACACGGAGACGCACGGGGAAAACGTGCGGGCGCCCCGCTCAAGGATCACGTCCAGAAAATGACGGGACGGCATGACCGCCGACTCCCCGGAGAAATACGGTGCGGGCCCGCGCGTGCCGTCGTCGTACTTGAGCTCCGCGTTCCACGAGGCGAACCCGGCGTCCCTGCGATCGAGACATGGCCCTATGACGGTCTCGTATGCTCCGCCGAACGCCGGGTCCAAGAGGTCGTCGTCGTGGATCAGCAGCACGCGCCGGGTCCGGGCTCGGTAGGCGGCGATCATCCACGAGTTGTTGCAGCCCACGTCGTCCTTGTATTCCTCGCCGTCAAACACGACGATATTGGGCACGCCCGCCGTGACGATGGACTCAAGGCACGCCTTCAGGCGCTCGGGCCGGCGGAACGAGGTTACGCAGCAGGTCAGTCCGTCACGTTCCGCCATGGGGGGTTCCCTCGTTCGATTCCGTGATGTGGTTGATGATGGGAGCGTGCACGTGACGGGCCTTGGTGATATCCGACAAAGTGAAGATGTCGCGGGCGAGGTGCCCGCCTCCGAACGGAGCCCCGGCACGCAGGGGAGCGTTCGGGCTCACCCGGAAATCGGTGCGCAGTCCCGTCGTGATGACGGACGGGTCCGCCCCCACCACATGGGCGATCCGGGCCACCTCGTTGATGAACGCGATCTGAAGCCCAAGGAACGTGTTCAGCGCATGCTTCACCATCTCGGCCGTGGCCGGGTCCGTGAAGATGATGTGCCTCGTGAACTTCTCGAAAATCTGTTCCAGCACGAAGCGCGAGTCCGGGTGGCGGGTCCCGACGACCACCCGCGGCTGGTTCCTGAAATCCTCGGTGGCTGTGGCGACCCGGATGTTCTCCGGAGACACCGCCCACTCGTACTCGGAAAACTCGCGCTCAAGGAGCTGCGTCGTCCCAACGGGCATCTGGGAGGACAGGAGGATCAGCGGCCTCTCCGCGGGCTTAACGATTCGGTTCAGCACCTTCATCGTCTCGCGTATCTCGGCGATCACCCAGGCGGTGTCGGGAACGCCCCTGGCGTCAATCGGCGTGTCGTGGCATATCCACACGACCCGAGCCTCCGCGTGCTCGCCCACGAACACGTCAAAGTGATCGGCGCAGCATTCCGCCACGGCCTGAGCCAGAGTGCCCTTCCCTATGATGGAGAGTTTCATCTCCAGAATTGCCACCAGCGTTTGCGCATGAGGAACCGGACGCGGTTCTCCAGT